TGACGATTATATAATCGACACATTAATGTCTGGTATTAGAATTCCAGATCAAGCAATGAAACAACCAATATTATTGGCACAACAACGTACGCAAATGGGTTATCAACAACGCTTTGCATCAGACGCGGCAAATCTTGACGAATCTGTAACCGTTGGTGGCGCATTGGTTGATATAACAATGAGAACACCAGCTATAAATACAGGTGGTATAATTGTTATAACTGCAGAAATAACTCCAGATCAGTTATTTGAGCGACAAAAAGATCATTATTTACATAATACATCAGTAAATAATTATCCTGAGTTCACAAGAGATGAACTTGATCCAGAAAAAGTAAGTATTGTTACAAACGATCATATCGATGTGGATCATTCGACACCAAATGCTGTATTTGGTTATGCTCCGCTTAACCATGAATACATGCGAAGCGCGCCAAATATTGGCGGTAAATATTACCGACCAGAAGTTGATGCCGCATTTGATGAAGACAGACAAAAAATCTGGGCAAACGAAACAGTAGACCCAGAATTAACAGAGGATTTTTACCTTTGTAACAATGTTCATCACAAAGTATTTGCTGATAGCACTTCTGATGCATTTGAAATTACTGCACGCGGTACATTTGAAATCACAGGAAATACAGTATTCGGCGCAGTCTTAAAAGAAGCAACCGACGATTATGATGAAGTAATGGCTGATGTTGATCAAACACGATTAACAAAGGCTTAATGGTACTATAGTACCACCCTCCCCTGCCCTGCACCGCGAAGCGCTGCAGGGCAAAACAACATAGGAAAAAAAATGAAACGTTATCAAATTCAAGCACTCGATGGATGGAATAAATTAAAGTTGAACGAAACTTTAGAATTTACCGTCAAAGGCACAAGCCGCACAATTCGTGTTGAATTTAATACAAGCGACAAAGTTGCTTTGTATGGTTCAAACACAAAAGATTTCGCAGACGAAAAACTTTTAGTTAGCGAGGAAGGTCTCTTCACGCTTATAACGTCAATCTCACAAACTTTGTATGTGCGCGCCTCTTCAAAAGAAAAGAGCGCATCTATCACATATAAAAATCGTGCCTCAGATCACAATGTGGAAAAAATGTCTGACATTAAGTTTACTGGTCTGGAGATGCGTCGAACACGTAATCCAGAAATGGAACGACTAATGCATATGGTAAAAACGGCACAATCAGAACGTGAGCAAATACTATTGGCAGAAATAGCAAAGGTAAAAACGCAAAATGTGGAGGTTATTGAAGATGTTAAAACAGCATTCCCAGAACTTGCTGAAGGAAATAAACCATCTTTACCACCAAGCGGGTTACCGAAAGACAACGCTGAAGGAACTGAAGCAGTCTCTTCAGCCAATGTCGAAACGTCTGCCGTTAGCGAAGACGCATCAATTAGCGATGGTGAGCCTAGCAAATAAATCTTTTATAAATTCGAACAAATATAAGGAACAACAACTGAGGGCTGCGCGCACTGGCGCGCACCCCGACCTTATAGAATTCGAACGGAAATTTGTTAAAGCCGCAAAGGCTTATAACATACCAATTTTCGCAAGTGAAATGTGGCGTTCAGCTGAACGTCAACAACAACTATTTCACGAAGGATTTAGCAAAGCCCTACCTAATCAAAGTCCGCATCAATTCGGACTAGCTGTGGACATTATCCATAGCACAAAAGGTTGGGATTTGACGCACAAAGAATGGGCAATGCTCTTTACTATCGGTAAAGAAGTTGCCCGCAAAATGAATATTGAAATCGAAAACGGTTTCAATTGGAAGTTTTACGATCCTGCCCACTGGCAAATTAAGGATTGGAAAACGCTAAAAACCGATGATGGGGTAATACTCTATTAAACCAACATCAGCCAAACCCCCTGTAGACGCAAGGATCGTAGGGGGGTTTGGCGGCAACATATACCACTCTTGTCAGTATATGCATTTAGTGACTGGAAACGAGGCAACGAAGAAAAAACATGTGTATTTCACCAAATAACATAAGCGAAGTTGGCCTTGTTGCCTGTCACAAATGCTGGCAATGCAGGGAAAACAAAGTAAATGACTATGTTGGAAGATGCATTGCCGAAAGTCACCATAGTGACGAAACACTAAGTATAACGTTGACATACGGCGACGGAGATACGCCAGAAAGCGCAACTTTAGTATATAAACATTATCAACTCTTTATGAAAAGCCTGAGAAACGAAGGCTATAAAGTACGATACATCGTAGCGGGTGAATATGGATCAACTAAGGGACGCGCACATTGGCACGCAATACTCTTTTTCAAAGGTAAAGTGCCTAAAAACATCGAATATGATAAAAGGATCAATTGGAAACATTGGAATAGAGGTTATTCGTTTATCGAAAAACCTTCATATAAATCATATCGATACGTCATGAAGTACATCTTAAAAGATACACAATTAGACGTACAAAATGGACATTTTTCATTAAGTAAAAAACCACCACTCGGAGATCAATATTTCAAGGAACTGGCAAAAAAATATGTCGATAGTGGCCTTGCACCTCAAACATTTATGTATTCATTCGACAACGAATTTGATGGCCAAGGAAACCGCAGGGAATTTATGATCCAAGGAAAAACACGCGAAAACTTCTGTAAATATTATTTACATGAATGGCTTGACCAACACGCGTTTAGTAACAGAAAAATGCCATATAGTGACATAATAGAAGAATACGAAGATCAGCTTATAAAAGATGATCCGATTGAACAATGGCACACATTTATATCAGAAATGGCAAACAAAAATTCTAGGTGGCATGCCCCAGAATTACAAAATTACGACGATACATATCTAGTAATAAAATCAATCGCTAATGAATGGAATGTAATAAAATATGGCACGTAAAAAAAGAAATAGAAATACAACTCAATTAACTGCACCACGAAGTTCTGCAGTTAATCGAAATTTAGTAAAACAAATATTAGGACGTTGGAGAACACAGCGTAAAGCGAAAATAACGCTCCCTACCCTACCCCCCTTGTCAATTGATGCAGTCCCGTCTGCGATTGCGGCAACTCCGCTGATACAGCGGAGAGGACTAGAAAGATCAAAACAGCCTGAAAAACAATCAGTCGATATAATCGCGCGTCGTGAAAAGATCTGTAAAACACGTCCAGATAGCAAAAAGGCTCAAAAAGGTACGGGTGGAAGCAAAGAATTTGTACCATGGTGCAAATAAAGTGTTGACAACACAAAAAAAATATCGAAATACTACATTTAGGGTTTAATACAAGAGTCCCACATTGATCATAATATATATTATCGGCCAAAGGACACTTTAAACCCTCTTAACAAAGAGGAGTAAAAGTTGCAATTTCTATTAATTAAACAAATACTAAAACCTATCATCACTAGATGTGGTACCTTATTAGGCGCATATCTTGCGGGTTTAGGTATAGCATCGGCTCAAGTCGATACTATAATCATTGGAATGACTGTCGCTTGCGGCGTTGGCATTGACCTTCTTTCACGGAGGTATGTAAAATGATTAAACAAACAATATTTCATGCAATAGCAGGAATAATATTAGGAATAGCATTATTTGCACCATTCATGGGAGCATTATAATGGGATTTTTTACTTCAATTGGCGCCACAATAGGGTCAATATTTGGCCCAGTGGGAACGGCAGTAGGAGCCTCAATAGGTGGAGCATTAGACGGCAAAAAAGCAAGAAAAGCGCAAGAACGCGCAATTGCTGAACAAAACCGCATTGCAACAATAGCAGCAGAAAACGCAAGCCGACCTGTAACCACAAAACAAGAAGTTGATTTTGAAGGAACAATTAAATCTGCACGAAATGCAGGATACAATCCATTAACAGCTCTACGAGCAACAGGTGGTAATATAACTGGTACAACAACAAGATATGTAGCTCCCCTACTATCTTCAATGCCAACAAGAAATTACATCGATATAATGGAAGATGCATTTA